CCGCTGCCAGACCCCAACATAAGAAACTCAGCCATAAGGCTACGAGCAATATCGTGTTGATAACGCTTAACCACAGGGTCGATGTCAATAGAGCGAGAACCATTTGCAGTAATCAGTTCAATGTCCATAAGGCGCTGATTTGTAGGTTTGCCATCGGCATCGACATACAGATCAGAAGGAAGCAGTGCGTAGCCCTGTTCGTTGTTCTTTAGGTCACGAAGGATGCGCTCAAACTGGGTGCGAAGTGCAGACTGATCCGCAGTTGCATCGCCACTCAGATACTCCGCAGGCATACGGCCAACAGGTACACCGTGCAGTTCTCGTTCAATAGCAACAGCCTCATACCCTTGAATCCTGTTAAGGTATGTGTAAGAGACGTAAGCGTTGCGAAGGACTGAGCGACCAGAGGGATCATTGTTGAGGCTCGTTGTGCGATAATACAGGGACTTTTCAACAGGGATCATCTTAGGGGTTTTGCCCCAAGCAGCTTCCTGAAACATGCCAAGGACTTCGCCGCTTTCCTGATCAACTTGGAAACGTTCAACTGTCCAAGGGGCGCGGATAGCAATCTTACGGACGCCAATACGACCGTCTTCGTATTTAGAGGCTTTCTTAGGGCTACGAAGATCGCCTTCACGACGCTTATAGACAACCTCAAACCAAGCAAAGCCGTAAGTCAGGTAAGACAGGGCTTCCGAGATATGGTCATCCAGAGAGTGATCCATGTCGTCAAGCACAGACTTGACAAACTCGGCTTCACGTTTAGCCTCTTCACTGTCGTTTGCGGGCATAACGTCAATCTTAACGTCCCGAAGGGTCTGCTCCACTGCGTACATAACCGAGCCAACGATTGCGTTGTTGTCTCGCATTTCTTTGTACTTCTGGATTGCCCTCTTACCTTTGAGTTCCTGTAGAAACTCGTCGGCACGGATTTCACCTGTATATGTATTTTTTCCGTACACACCAAGTTCGATCTTGGCTGCGGTTTCCGAGAGTTTCTTCATATCACTACCTAAATCCGGCTGAGAAGACCTTTCGCATCAGAATAGGCCAAGTTAAGTTCGGGTCTTGCGATACCTTTAAGGGCCAGTTCGGTAACAGCCCAGACCATAGCATCAAGTCTGTCTGGTGAGCCTATGCTACCCAAAGGACACCACTGGACTAGCTGATCCTCTAGGGCATCAAGACCCTTGACATGCTTAACACGCCCTCGTTCATAGAGGGCGGACACAGGTTCGGCACGGGCAAATTTGCCACGAGATGCGTGAACCAATTTGATCGGGATTGTCTCATCAACAGTCTTGAACGTATAGCGGACCATTTCGCCACCTTGGTTACGTTCAGCAACAATACGATCAGCACCATAGAGGTTGTAAAGTTCAATGGCTCTAGCGGCCCAACCTTCTGGTGTAAATCTGTCTGTAGCATCTTGGAGGATGTAGCAGATGCCGTTTACGTCTTGCCCTGCGACAATAATACCCGTCATGTCGCTTTCAGCGTTAGAGGACACGGCGGGGTCCACTGAAACGACAACACGGGCAAGTGTCTGGGAAAACTCTAACGGGTCTTCAATCTCTGTTTCACAAGTAGCCAGAAGGGTGCGGGTCCACAGAGCGCCAGAGGCTTCGTCAAGGATTTCTGCATAAAGTTCTTGACGACCAAGGCGAGTGCCTTCGTACTGCGTCTTGACTGCTTCCAGATAGGTAGCCGCAAGGTTTGCGGAGTTGTCAAATGTAGAACCGTAAGTAACAACAGTCTTAGGGTTCTTGAGAATGTCTCTGACGAGTTTTGTAGGCTTAGGCGTCGTAGTAACACAAATCTGAGGGTGTTTACCTAGACGAAGACAAAACTGCAACATGTCCCATGTATCGCGGTCACGGTTCCAAGCAGCAAGTTCGTCGCACCAAGCAAGTTCAAACTGAGGACCACGGAGACGTTCAGGCTCTTCTGCCGAGAAGAACAACACAGTGGGCTTTACTCTGGCATCCTTGTAGTCACCTTGGTCCCAGATCAACGCCCTCTTAGTGGGCGACCATGTAGGCTGTCCAAGGTACTTTCCGTGAATGTCTTTATCGCCCTTCCAACAACGGGCAAGGAAACCAGATTCACCGTTAACCATAACCCGTTCAATATCGGAGTTCGTGGCAGCAATGGCAGCAACACGCTTTGCACCATTTTTTATTTTTCCACGGACCCACTCGACGCCAGCCCTCGTTTTACCGAAACCCCTGCCAGCGTTGATAAACCACGTATTCCAATTACCTTGAGGAGCAATCTGCTGGGGTCTAGCCCAAAACTCCCAAGTATAAATTAGTTCTTCTGCTTTATGCGGCGGAAGCTGCGACAACAGAGTTTCAAGGTCTTCGCCCATAGCCCTCAGATCGTCGGCATGTATGGCAAGACCGTTTTTACTCATTCCTCTTTCTCAGCTTTCTTTCTGCCGAGAAGTGCAAGAAGATCATCAATAGCAGCAGTATCTTCTTTAACTTCGTCGGGTTCAACTTCTTCAATCTTGATGGTCGGGTTCCAGCCAGCTTTAGAACGAAGGAAAAGTTCAGCAGCTTTAAGATCGCCCTCAAGGGCTTTAGCAACAACAACAGCACCAACTGCTTCTTGGATGTCGGCCCTAGCAGCAGCAATGTCATCACGATATGTCTTGTACATACCGTTCATGGAAGAGGGTGCGCCATCGTAGGTCTGAATCTTATCCAAGATGACCTTCATGGATACACCAGCCTTGATGGCTTTACGGATGTATGTAGCAATATGAAGATTGTGTTTCAGCTTCTCAGCCATGTCTAACCTCTTAGCCCATTGGCTTCTAAACTGGTGCTGGAGGTGTGAGTTGAACACACGACATCAGGGTTACAAAGCCTGCGCTCTACCAACTGAGCTACACCAGCATTTAAGGGAATAAAGACGGTTTTAAAGATCACCTACTGGCATAGGTTTCCTCTAAGGCTTACCGTAAACCTGATAACGGGAGTTACCCTTTGGACAACTAAAGTCGATCTTAATGGGCATACACCATTAGGTGCGTGGGTTTCTTGTTGTCCAGTGCCTACTACAAACCCTTTTTCGGCAAGAAGAAGTAACAAGCCACATCGGCATCCACTAATTCGTCATCAAATCCATTAGGTGAGGGAATGTGATGGTTGTGGCTTGTTGGCTACTATATAGTTGTATACATCGTTCTTGTCAAGGGGTAAAGTTAAAATAATTTACATTTTTAACTCAATTCTTCATTTTTTAGGTAATCTTTGTACCATTTTGGAGTAAATGAGTCCCATTCGTGGAGAACTTTACCAGAATCTAACCACCTATTCATGACTGCAACAGCCTCTTCCTTGTCATAGGTCCTATAGATACCTTGCTCACTTCCTCTCCTAACAACAAACAATCTGTTCATTGTTCCTACAAAGATATGAGGGTACTCAGTCTCAAGATACTCATTCTTTCCTGTATTCGTCTTATTCTGATATACCTCTCGGTAAGTAACAACAGACAAGTTCTCAATCTTGTTGTTGTAAGGATCATTGTCCTTAAAGACTACTCTATCTTTGTCATCAAGATAGTCATCAGTATGAAACATGATAGCTACCCTAGACAGATACAGTCTATCTACCTTCTTAGTCTCAGGATGTCTAATAGAGAAGGCTCTATCTATAAGTTCCTTGTTACTCACCTTAGATACAAAGATACCAGTTAGAGGGTCATAGTCTACATAAGACTTCAGTTCCTCAATGGTATACCCTTTGTAAGTCATCCCTGTAGTCCCTCTGTTGTTATCCCTCTTAGGTAAGCACTGATTAGGTATAGTTCAATACTTAGTTAGAGATAATCTTAGGGTTCTCTTGAGGTATTCCTTGTAGGTATTAGTTAGTATATATATAGTAGATGATAACATATTCCTTCTCTATATCACTATGTATATATCCACTGGGGGCGGAAGGAGCTTTTAGGTATATAGTTGTATACATGGTTGTTGTCAAGGGGCATCAAAAAATTATTTTTTTATTTTTCCAGATAGGGGTTCTTTGTTGTTATCACCAGACAGGTTGTGATGCAACTAAAAGGCGTAAGTTCAAATTTTTTGTTTCGGGTATATCACGGGGGTAACTACAGGTTGTCCCTTCAAATTTTTTGTTTCGGATATGTAGGTGGTTAACCCCCCTTGACGAATCACCCGCCAGATTTTAGGGGGTCCCACGGTGTCAATAGAAAAGATTCCACTTGACAATACTCGCATAGGGTGATTCGCATAATAATTTCCTTGACGTGACAAAAATGTCACACATGGATAAATTCTTGACGGAGAGAGGTGATTCGCCAACCCATTTCAGCACATTCGACCATAACGGAATCCCCGTTGCCAGATAGCAACACAAACAACAGAAAAGCAAGAAAGAGAATGTTCCCTCTTGCTTTCCCCTTTTGTTCTAGATTCGTTCCAAAAACCCGAGTGCAACGGGGAACGCCTAGGGCATGATCCTATAGGGGCCTTCCCTTGGCAGTTCCCTTGCCTTGTATGCCTTGTTTGCTGCGTCTAGGTCATGCCATTCCGTCACAACGCTATCGCGTCCGGCCCATGCAACGGCACGGACAACAGAACTAAACATGCCCGTCACTCGCCAGTAGGGCTTGCGATAGCCTGCGGAACCGTCTGGCCAGAAATCAGCGACTAGATAGACCATAGCTAAGCCCCCAATTTCCAGAATGTTTGGCACGCTCTCTCGAA